CTCTCTGACGTGCCATCAGTCGCTTACACGGCCGGAACTAAAGGATTTTATAACCAAATTGGACATCAATCGAGCTGAATATGACCTGGTCAGAGCTTGATCAAACGCAAAACGGACATCACCCAGCGTCACATTTGCCCTGGTCGATGCCGTCTATATGATGATAAATCGGACAGGAGGTGTTGATCATGGCAAGTCCAAAGCCATTAGCAATTGAGGATAAAATTGCTCGCGGTAATCCAGGCAAACAAAATTTGCATTTAGATAAGAACCCAAAGCAGGAATTGCTATTCGAGATGCCCGATCCGCCTCCCTACCTCGGAGAGTACGGAACGAAAGAATGGCTGCGCACTGGCCCGCAATTGGTCAGAATGAGAATGCTCGGTGAGTCAGACCTCCCCGCATTTGAATCGTACTGCATGAATATTCAATTGATGATCGATGCTCGGTTGGATATCGCAGAAAACGGAATGACAGTATTAGGGCACCGAGGCCGAGTCAGAAACCCTGCTATTGCTGCCTTTGGGCAAGCTAGCACAGCAATTCGTGGGTTCGTAAGTGAATTCGGCCTGTCACCTAGTGCCCGGTCACGAATTCGTATTCCTAAAGACGATGTTGATGTGCTTGAATTGATGATGGGTGATGACGCGCCCGATGATGATTTCAGTGAGGAGCTTTAATGCCTAATTTCAAGAACTACATGTCACTAGGATTCGCAAGTCGACCAGCCTCATCAGGACAGACATTGTATGTCAGTCATGGCGATATTTTCGGAGATCAGTGGAAACCTAAGACAATTGCATGGGATACCGAGTATTCCGATCCTGAGAACCAACACGGAAGCTGGACTATCCTAAACGGACCTGCTTGGTATGACGTGACTGCCTATGCTCGAATGATGCAAATGCAAAATGGTTGCTCTGTTCACATTTACGCGTACCATGCTTCTGATCCCGCTGCATTAACAGCCGGACAGAAAGATGGTATTGATAATGTGACTTCTTATCGTGAGTTCGCTGAGTGGTTTGTTGGTCCTAATGAGACACACACAGCAGCAAATGGAACGGTGAGCTATTCCAACACCCATGTCTTTGGAAATTGGAAAGGATGGCTACCGGAAGGACAGAAGCTCAGAATTGCACTTGATTACTGGAATGCTGCTGGAGATGGTAAATTGGTTGGTGGTACAGTTTACGGATTCTGGGGTCGTCCAGGTGATGAAATTGTAATCCCGCCAGCACCAGTAATTCCTGAGTGCTTGCCTAATTGTCCAGAGGAGTAAGAGAATGGCAATTGTAACTAGAAAGAATGGAAATGCTGCCCGTCAGCCAAAGACGGGAACAGCGGTCGGGAATCCTAATCGGACTAAGCCCGTAACTCATACAGCGCAACAGGATAATGCAGCACGACTAGATGACAAGTCAGTCGTAGACGAAATTAACTAACTCGTAGAAAGGGAGGGCAGACAGTGCCTATTGTTCACACTTCTGCTCTCCCTGACGGAGCAGACTTTTCTGTTAAAAAGGCAAAGAGAGCCATCAATTTCATTGAGAAAATGACTGTCCATACTAAATCAAAATGGGCACGTAAGCCATTCATTTTGGAGCAATGGCAAAAAGGTAGCGCTAAGAAAGATGATGACGGTAAATGGATGATCGATGGAATTGTTGCTCCTATTTTTGGTGTTCAGAAATATTCTGAGTTCTGGGGCCAGGAAGTACGTCAATACAACACTGCATGGATCGAAATGGGCCGCAAGCAAGGAAAATCAGAGCTAATCGCTGCGATTGCCTTGTATTTGCTCATTTTTGATGGTGAATGGTCGGCTGAAATCATTGGTGCCGCTTCGGATAAAAACCAGGCATCGGCGGTATTCAACGTAGCGCGTGACATGATTCGACTCGGTCCACTTAAGAAGCTTGAAGAAAAGGGAGACATTGAAATCATTGACTCCCGTAAGAGAATCCTATTTAGACCGACCATGAGTACGTACCAAGTAGTTTCGGCCGATGCTATGTCGAACCTTGGTGCAAACCCTTACGCAGTACTGATTGACGAGGTTCTAGCTCAGCCTAACCGTGATCTTTGGGACTCGCTTGCGCAAGGTTTCGGTACGCGACCAAACCAGCTAATTATTGGTATTACTACTGCTGGCCCTGATCGAGAGTCATTTGCCTATACTGAGCATCAGCACACAATTCGTGCCGCTCTTGATCCCAATGTGGACCCGAGTAGATTTGGTTTTGTGGCCTATGTGGACGAAGAGGCTGATTACGAAGATGAAAGTCTTTGGCCAGAAGCAAATCCTGCACTTGGCACATTCTTCAACATCGAACAGCTTAGAGACGAATTGAAGACGGCAAAGGAGAAAGGTGACTTTGCTGCTCTCAACAACTTCCGTATTTTCCGATTGAACCAATGGGGCAACGATGCTAATCGATGGTTGGACATGGCAATTTGGGATCAGAGCGAACAGGCAATGGGAGCTTTCACTGATGAGGAACTGAAAGGTATTCCTGCGGTCGGTGGACTTGACCTAGCGTCCACTCAGGATTTGACTGCTTGGGTTATCGTTTGGCAGACCCGAGAAAAGACCATGATCAAACCACACTTCTGGGTTCCACGTAAGACACTGGGAAATAGACATCGTAGAATGCGCGAGCGATTCCTAGAATGGGAGGCTGCTGGATGGCTGACCATTGTGGACGGTGAAGCGCACGATTACAAGATGATTACTGACCATATCCTAGAGGACATAGAGAAATACAATATTAGATCGATGGGATATGACCAGCACCAAGCACCAGCCATCATTAACCAAATTGAAGGTAAAACTGATGTGCTGTGTATTTCAGTACCGCAAACGACTACCCGTCTGAATCCTGGATCACAGGAACTAACTAGACTAATGGGCGTCCGACAACTCACAACCAATTTTAACGGAATGATGAGATGGAACGCATCTAATGCCCTGTATAAGCAGGACTCAGAGGGGAAAATCAAGCCAGATAAGCTAAAGAGTCGTGCTCCTATTGACGGATTGATGGCGCTGGTTACGGCGCTGACTGTCCTAGTAGGACTACCTGACGAGAAAGAAGGACAGATTTTCACTTTCTCTGACTCCGAGCTGTTTGGGAGTAATGATACATATGACAATGACGATGACTGGTAAGGAGGTAGATCAGAATGGCAATGCGAGATTGGTTTAGACGATCTGCCGACTTGGAGCCTGATCCTGAGGTAAGAACCTTTACGTTTGATCCTGAAGTAGGACTCACTCAAAAGCAATGGGATGAATTACCTCCCGAAGCGAGAGCAGTTCTACCATGGAATGTGTATGGAAGTGATGACGACACTAGTCGCACTAATAGCGGTAACTTAGTAAGTGAAACCAGTTCCTTTAAAATGGGAGTCGTTTTCGCTGCTGTTACGCTTATCGCTGATGGTGTCGCTTCCTTGCCTCCGCGTGCTTACACAGAGGCAGAGGATGGAACCCGTACAGCGACACAGATTCCACAGTGGATTCGCAAGCCGCACCCGGAAGTACGTCGAGCTGATATCTTTGGTCAATTGCTTATCTCTGCAATTGGTTGGGGAGACGGTTTTGCATCGTTCGTACGTCGCCCATCTGATGGTGTAATTGTTGGATTGAATGTACTCGATCCTGCAATGGTGCATGTTGAATGGGACCCGGATAAGCCGGGATATCGTCGTTATCGTATTAATAGCACAGGACCATGGTTAACTAGTGCTGACATTTTCCATATTCAAGGTCCGACTCTTCCGGGCGAGCCAACAGGTATGTCGATTATTCGATATGCACGCGAGGCAATCGGATTAGGATTGACATTAGAAGAATATGGAGCGCGCTATTTCGGTCAAGGTTCACAAGCTAAGATTGTGCTTGAGCTTCCGAACAATGTCGATGAGCCTAAGGCTAAAGACATTGTACGTACGTTTGAACGTTTCCACAAAGGACGTAATAACTGGCATCGTCCAGCCATTATGTCTGGTGGCGCTAAGCTTCACATGATTTCTATTCCACCCGATGATGCACAATTCTTGCAGTCACGTGAACATCAGGCAATTGATATTGCTCGATGGTTCCGCGTGCCCCCGCATCGTGTTGGTATTGTTAGTGCGTCTACCTCTTGGGGATCGGGACTAGCAGAAGAAAACATGGCAATGCTTCAGCATACTTATCGTCCGTGGATTACTCGACTACAAGATGCGCTTACTATGTATACGCCTGGTGGTCAGGATCTAGGTACATTTATTGAGTTCGATACTTCCGCACTTTTACAAGGGACATTCAAGGAACAGGCTGATGTATTCTCGGCTCTATATGAGAAGCAGATTGTGACTAAGAATGAAGCCCGAGTGAAATTGGGACTACCAAAGGTAAAGGATGGCGACGATTTCTTCGAGCCTCCGCAGCAAGGTGATCCTGCCAGAAACGGTGCAGGCGGTAAGGTTCCTGATCCTCGCACAAAAGAACAGGATCGATTGCGAAAGCAAGAGGAAGCAAAGAGATCGCTATTCGATGGTGAAATCGATGAAGATGAAATCTATGTTGATCCTGATGAATTCTGGAACGAAGAGGAATCGAGAATCAACAATGTCCATGATAAGTCTAATGGTCAATTTGCTACCAAACATGGAATGTCGCCAGCCACACCGGAGTCAAAAGCTCGCTTTAAGGAAGTGACTGGTCGCTCAATTCCACCAGCATGGACTAATGTTCAAATTGCCGATAATCTAGAAACTGCTGATTTGCAGGTTTTGGGACGTGACGCAAAGGGACGTAGACAGGCATGGTATTCAAAGGAGCATACACAGCGCCAAGCTGCTGCTAAGTTCAAGCGAATTGAAGAACTTCATCCTCATCTGTCCAAATTAGACAGTGCGCTTGATCGAGACGCTGCAACAAATGACGATGCCGGAGCGCTGACTCTGATTCGTAGAATGGGAATGCGTCCTGGATCAAATGCTAATCGTGGTGCGAAAACACAGGCTCATGGTGCAACTAACCTAAAGGCTAAGCACGTAACAATTGACCCTGATGGTAAGGGAGCTTCACTCGACTTCACCGGAAAAGACGGTGTACATATCCAACTTCACACCAAAGACCCGAAGGTTGTAAGTGTGTTAAGTAGTCGAAAAGCTAAGAAGAGTGGCGATGAGCAATTGTTCGATACCAATGAGGACAGAGTACGTAAGTACATGAATGGTGAAGGTGGAGTTCCAAAGGAATTCTTGTTGAAGGATCTACGAACTACCCATGCAAACACGGTTGCGCTACGCGAGATTAAAGATGTGCCTGCACCTACAAATAAGCAGGAATTCGTTAAGGCTCGCAAAGAGGTAGCGACTCGTGTAAGTCAAGAATTGGGTAATGATCCATCAATGGCATTGAATTCGTACATCAACCCAACAGTATTCACACCATGGATTAAAGATGGGAGTTGGCTATAATGATGGAATCAAAAGTAATTTCTCCGGAAGAAGAGGCCGAACTCCTACAAGAATGGTTT